TTACTTTATATTTAATTTAAATCCTGCATCTGCAACAGGTCCTATAAATTCTTCTATCTCTTTTAATTTTTTTAATTGTTCTTTACTCAGAATTTTTTCTATTTCTTTTTTATAAGCTCCAAGTATTTCTCTTAATTGACTGGCATCTATAAGCTCTCTATCTTCTTCGAACCAATCTATAAATCTATATTTATCATCTATCCCATTAAGATAGATACTCCCATTTAAAGTTCCATCTTTTTCTCTACAAATACTTTTTAAATCTTTTAGTTCTTCTTCTGTAAAATTATCTTCATCTGCGGTGAAATATTCCATTACAGCTTTTTTAGATAAAGAAAATTTAGTTCTTAAAACTTTATTTAATATTGTTAAAAATATTTCTTCTATCTCATCTGTATAGTCTATAGATTTTTCTAATATTTCCGGGTTTGTTCCTTGTCCTTTTGCTACATATAAAACTTTCATATTTCCTCCATTTCTTAACTTTTTATTAATTTTTCCTTTTAAAATTTCTAAATCTTTACTATTTGCAAACTTGTCTATGAATTGGTTTGCCTTGTATTTTGCAGTGGCTTTATTCCCAGCATTTTTCCCTTTTTCTGTTTTACTATATTTTTCATTAGCTTCCTTTTGTTTCTCAGGAGAGCTAAAACCATTCCTTGCCATTATTCCTCCTATCTGTTATAATGGAAGAAGGATAACTCCTAATTTTTTTAGGAATTATCTTTCTTTCTATATGTGCCAGTTAGTCTGGCACTTTTTTTATTTTTGATATAAATTTTTAAATACTTTAAATTCTGCATTATTATTTATAGTTAATATTTCTTTTTCAAAATCTACTGTGTACCCTGAAGGGTCTAGCCCAACAAAGTCAAAGTTTTTTCTATTATCTGCATTTTCTATTCCTAGAGAATCAAAGAATAAAATTACTTTCCCTTCTCTTTCTGTAAATCTAAAGTCTGTAGTTCTAAAAATATTTTGTAATTCTGTAGATACTTCGTTAAAAGTTATTTTTAAATCTTGGTTATTAACTAAATCGAAATATATATCGCTTTTATTGTCCCAGTTGTATTTTGTGTTTTCATATTTTCCATAAATTTCTGTAACTTTTTCAGTTACTTCATTTTCAAATTCTTCTGAGAAGTTCCAATATTTCCCATCCCATTTTGCCTTTTTGCTTCTTGCAAATTCTACAAATTCCTTGTTATATCCTGTTTCTGTTGTTACCTTTCCATTTCTTTTAAATACTCTTGTTGTCATTTTAGATCCTCCTTAAATTTTATTTTTTATCTTTCTTTCTATATACTTATTATATCATCTATGGTTATAGATGTCAATACTTTTTTTAAATTTTCTTTATTTTTTTTAATGCCAATAAAATCATAATTCTAAGCAATAAAAAAATTGGGGCAGGACAAAATCCTACCCCATTACTTTATAATTTTTTTAATCTCCTCCATGTCTTTTTTTAATTCTGTCTGGTCCTTTTGCATTGCTTCCAACTGGTCTACTATCTTCTGCATAGTAGTTCTATAAATTTCAAATGTTCTACTATCTTTCCATAAAAAATATAGTAGAATAGCACCTACTACACCATATTCCAATAATGTTTTTTCCATAATATCACCTAATCCCTAATATTTTATACCAATGGTTATAATATTCTTTAGCCTCCTTAGTTCTGTCCACAATGGCTCTATCTTTGTATCCCTCATTCTGCAACTTAGGTTTCCAAGATGTTTCTCCAAAGCATCTTACAGCGGTGTAAAACTTTCTTCTTATGTTTGTAGATACTCCTGTTTCTTTCATAATATGCATAAAAATTTTATCTGCAAGAGTTCTGTTAATTCCAGTATTATTATAAGTGCTATATAAATAATCGTGTACCACTGCGCCTTTAATATATCGACCAAATGGATTATATAACCATTGTAAAGATTTAGGTACAGAGGCTCCATCAGTGATGAAACCTCTAAACACCTTAATATCATAACCATTGATAGAGTAAACATAATCATCTAACAGTATAGCTTTGCCATTAGATAAAGGTTTAAGTATTAGTTTACTCTTTTCCATTTTTGCCTTCTTTTAATTTCTTAAATAAAGGTTGTAATTCTTTTACTACTGCTTCTATTGTATTTTCATTTATGAATATTCTGACATGTGCAGGTAATTTAGAAACAAATTCTTGAACTGCTTTCTTTTTTAAATTTCCTAAACCTTTTCCTTGTATAGATAGCTCTTGTTCTATAGCTTCTTTATTAACTGCTTCTTTTCCTTCATATCTCCATTTTAAAACTAAATAAGTTCCTAATGTTAATACATAACCTAAAACTTGCCATAATATTTCTTTTGTCATAATAAAACCTCCTATTCTAGATCAAACTTTTTATTTTCCCATTTTTTATAAGCATCCAAATATAATTCTTTCTTATCTCCATTGTAAGTTAGCTCATAATACATTCCATCACTTACATTTGTAGATAGCAACGCTTTTGCATTTTGTAGAGTTTTACAATACCATACAACAAATACATAATCTTTTGTTATTCTTAAATCATCTGTTTTATCTGCTTTTTCATTAAAATATTCAACTACTTTTTCCTTACACATATCTTGAAACTTATTAAATTCCATACTTTTACCTCCTGTTATTTGTTATAAAAATTAATTCTTTGTCTTAACACACTAAGATAAGCTCTCATATGTGTTAATTGTTCTTTTAAATAAACTTGTTCTAAACCTTTTAATTCATTAAACTTTTCTCCATTTACAAATTTTTCTAACTTTGTTACTTTATCTTGTAATTCGTCTTTTTCTGTAATCATTCTTTCTACAAATGTTTCCATTTTTAAACCTCCTAAAATTTTTATAATAACTGTCTGGCCAGACTGTTTATTAATTAGTTTTCAATTTGGAAATGTGGACCATCCTTAAATGTCTTCCAATCTCCACCCCAAGTAATTACATAACCTAGTTTTCTTGCTGTTTCTTTAATGTGCTCAGCTACTTCTTTATAATATTTAAAATCCCAAGTAACTTTTCCATTAATCCAAATAGCTATATCTACTGCTTTCCCTTTCAAATGATAGCTTTTTAAAGTCTTAGATTTTCCTTGTGCAACTAATTCTTTTTGTCTTTTGAGTGTTCTTATTCCTTCTGTTATAGAAAAATCATAAGGACTTTCTTTTATAGCCATATTCATAAGATTTTGAAGCCTTGTATCTACTGTTGCAAGTTTTACTTTGCTTCTTTCAGAAAACTTATTCATTTTTTTATCTCCTTTATTTCTTTATATAAAAATTATTAAACTGACCTCATAATTTGCCATTTAAAGCTATTAAAAAAAGGTAGCTATATAAAACTACCTTTAATTCTTAATCCCATTTAATAGCTTCTAACTCATTTATTGTTTCAACTTCTTTTATTTTCTTAGTTATAGCAGTGTATTTATTTTGTGCTGCTATAACTCTTAATATCCAAGAAAAATAAATTAAATTTAATTCTCCAAGTTGGATATCTACAACAGAATTATTTTTTAATCTCCAAGGTGTTGTTAGAGATTTTAAAAATTGTTTTAGCTTTCCAACTTTCATTGCCATTTTTATTTTTTCTTCTAGTTCTGTATCTACAGAAATGCCTAATGTATCTAATGCTTGTTTTATTACATTATAGTCTTCTATTTCTCCAGCTATATCTAATGCCATCTTAACTCTCATAAAGTTAATTTCATCATAGTCTTTCATCTGAAATACTTTTCCATTATGTTCATAGCTTCCAAACATCTTATCTAGCAGGATTTCTCTAAATTTATTTCTAAAAGTTCTTTTAACATCTTCCATATCTATATCCCAAGTATGCGTAGATGTGTTCCATGTATGATAAGAGCTTGGCTGAGGAACAGTCTTTAATTTCTTATCTTCTATGTACTCTCCAGGAGCAAGTTGAACCTCGATATCTTCCTCTATAAGTTCATCTCTGCTCATTTCTCTTATAGAGTTTATTGCTAAATCATAAGTTGCATTTTTAAATGCTTCCTTTCTTTCAATAGCAACATAATCAGCAGGATTTAGTTCTGGATAATCTAAAAATAGATTATCTCCCATAAAATTTTTAACTTCCTCTGCTGTTAAATTAACAGTAAAAGCAAGTTTTGATTTTTTTTCTTTTGAATAAATATAAAACATAATTTGTTCTCCTTTCAGAAATTTTAATAATTTTAGTAATTTGCCACAAGAAATAGACAAACCTTCTTCTAAAGCTTTTTATTTGGTTGTATTTTCCGTTGGTGGTGGCACTTATTGCCAACAAATCATTTACAGTTTTAAAGGTTTAATCTACTATAGGGCTGTCGTTGGATTTGGAAACGATTTTACAGCTTGGAGAAGAATTAATTAATTTGATTTCTTACAAAACAATGTTATAGAGTAAGAGCGAGAAACTTTTGCTGTAGAATAAACTACGGTAATTTCTGTATTTGTTCTTTCAAAATCGAACCCTATATACTCATTTTCTTGTATATTATCTTTCCAAAATACAGATGCCGTTAATATTTCGTAGCCTTCAGGAGCAGTGTATTTTACATGTACTTTATTTCCTGTATTTACATTTGGGCTTGATTGATATGTAAAAATTCCAATACTACTAAAATCCCCATTAAATTTGTTTTGAAAATCCCCATTTGAAGAAAATGTGTTTAGATTTTCCAATCTCTTACGATTTTCCCATATAGATAACTCTTCAAAATTTCCGTCTGGAACACTCACTCTTCTGCTTTGTGATTCTTTACAGATGTAGAATTTTTTATTACCTGGGAAATAGTAAACATTCCCTTTTACTGCTTCTGTTAATGGGAATTTCCCATCTTCTTTTCCAAGTGCAGAAACTACTCTGTCATCAATTTCTTGAGCTGTTCCTGTATACCCACCTTTTTGAGTATAGTTAACTTCTAAGAATTCTTTTGTGATGTACAGTTCTTTTCCAGACCCTTCCACAATTATTGATTGAGCATTAGATGCTATAAGATTAAGTTTTAATTCTATCTTAAATGGCCCATCTGATTCTGGTGGTATCCAAGAAGTTTCATCTCCATCATTCATATAATAGTACATTATCTCTTGCCCATTATCGTTAACAAACACTCCTATTTCTCTTGGATAATACCCTGTTCTAAGGCTCACGTTATCGATGTTAGTTGTCAAAATAACTGTGTCATGCTCCTGGTTTAAAGTTAATATACCTTTCTCAACTTTTTGATTAATCAAGTGTTCTAGTTCAGCAGGGTTATCATAGTTATCTAGTCTACCATCACCTATTTTAATCTTAGAAAAGTTAATAGGCTTGTTCTCTGCTTGTATTTTAGCCAAGAATTCTCTACCTTTTTTTGTTATTCCATTGAATTTCATTTGCTAATACCTCCTGTTATTTGCTTATATGCTTTTATGTAAACATTGTTATTTACAGTAAAGTCTTTCTTTTTATTTTCCTTAGTTGCCTGTAAAGTTATTTCTTTAAAGCCCGATATGTAATATTTAGATGTGTTTACTTGTTTTAAGTCTATGTAATCTAAGTGGCTTCTAACATTCTTGTTAGCCTCTATATTTTCCATCAACTCTCTATACTCATCAGAGTTTGATATTTTCCTATCTGTATAGATTCTAAAAGTACCTGGTTTACCGTTATAGTCTGTCCATTCTTTTACATCAAATCCTTTATATAGTAGACCACACACATCTTTTAATACTTTAGTTGTACCCATATTAATTTTAGAAAATATAGCCCTTTTGACTATCTTTTTCTTTTCTTCAAGGGTTGCATTTTTAGTGTAAATAGAGTATTCCCATAGCAGCATATTAATCTCTTGCTCATTCATTAAATCTATAATTTCTAGCTTCTTTAATTCATCATTTATGATAGAGTTTCTACCTCTCAAGACGTAGTCTATAGACTCATATATCCACCTTGTTGTCACATCATCTAATGTAGATACTGCTGCAATATCAGTTAATTTCAAGTCATCTATTAATATCATATATCTTCAACTCCTAGATAATTGACTACTACATTAACATTACACTTAGCAAACTGATGAGGTTCTAGCTTTTTGTAAGCGGGAGAAGTAATGACAGTTCTCTTTACTCCAGCGAGTTTTAATCTTTTAATCAACTCATCTGGAATAATATCTCTACCTAATTTACTCTTTTGCCAATCTATATACTCATTTACAGCTGTTTGTACTTTAGTTTTTATAGAGTTAATATTGATTTCATCAGCTTTATTTATGTAATAATCAAACTCAACTTTGTATTCTATTACATCTGGGCTTTTGATAGTAACTTTATCTGTTAAAGGTCTTATTTCATCTGAGTTTACAACCTTTAAAACTTGGCTTCTCAACTCTTCAGAAGGAACTCCGTCTTTTGTAAGTACATAAATATCAACTTCACAAGGCTTCGGACTTTTAACAGTTACGTCTATTATCTCTGGAGATGTGGATAATGTCCAGAACACATAAGCCCCTTCTGACCCCGCAACTGAAAAAGAGTCAGGTACTAGTCTTAATCTTTCTCTATATACTTCATCTTCTTCCAAGTCTGTTCCGCCATTGGAAATAGTGATATTTTCTACTTTAGAGAAATAAGGATATAAGTCAACCATTGTATTAATATGGCCAATAGGAATATTATTTCCTACGGTTCCAGGAGTCTTACATGTTGCAATACCATCTACAAACAAAGTATTTTCTGCAATAGAATACTCTTCATTTGTCTCAAAATAAAGGTCATTATATCTAATCAAGCTCCCTTTTGGGATTACTATTTTCTTTTGCTTAGTAGATATGATAGAAAATCTAAAAGTAGCTTTAGCATACTGCTCTTCCAATCTAAGTCCTCTATCTCCGTATCTATCACCTAATAGGTCTAATCTATAATCTCTAGCATATTTTAAATAGTTCTGCTTTAGATTATCATTGTAGTTTTCTTCTCTCATTGCTATTAGGTATGCGACACTGGCAAAGATAAGACCTTCTGGAGAGTACTTAGAGATTTGCCTTCCACTAAGTTCTTCAAACTTATCTTGCATTTGCTGTCTCAGTTCTTCAGCATTAGATTCTATAATTTCATAAGTATCTTCATTCATATAATCACCTCTATTTCTAGCATTATTTCTAAGTCGTTATTTTCCAACTTTAAATCTAAATTTTTAAGCAGTGCTCTTGGCTCATATTCTTTTAAATTGGTCATTAGTAAACCGATTAGCTTATTCTTAATAACTGGAATATTCTTATCCACCATATCGCTGTCTAAAGAGAATTCTCTCATCAGTGGCTGTTCTTCCTTTGTTACTCTTAGAATCATGTGTACATTTCTTACCACATCTTCTATCTCATTTTGTGGGTTGTAATTTATACTATCTTTAGAATTTATGTGTATTATCATAATTTAAACACCTTCTTTTGTAAATTTTTAACAGTATCCTCATACTCAACTCCAAGAATAGTCTTAGCTGTTTGTCTGTGCTCTATCTTCTTTTGATACTGTAAAGGATCATCTACATACTCCAGTAGTGTTATATCCAAGTTGATATAATCAAACTCTCCAGTAACTGCATTAAAATGCGATAATGTTTCTTCAATTCCAGTTATCAAAAATGGAAACTCTCCTATCACATGATACCCCAGTATTAATGGAGCATATCTTCCTAACTCCATGAAATCTTTTAATATTTGTAAATGTAGACTAGGAGCTTTAGTTAATCCTACTATCAATTCTATTGATAAACTAACTTCAATAAGTTCTCTACCTTGTTGTCTTACTTTACCAATCCCATAAATAGGCTCATGTTGAGTAATTTTAGCTTTTCTACTTCTTGATAATTCCTTCTTTAAAGAAAATACATTCAAGTCACTAGCATAAAAAATTATGTCTCCTAAACTTCCTATCATGATGGACCTCCTGTGTTACCACTTCCTGGTTGTATTCCTGAGTGAGTATGAGTATTAAGATTAATGCCGTTCAGCATAGCGGTACCTTTTGTATCAGTATTAGATTTAAAAGTTGTATCTCCATCTACAGTTAAAGTCTTTTTTATCTCCACATCTGCAGTAATAACTACTTTTGTGACAGGAGATAATGTCAAAACTCCATCTTTGTAAGAATAGAATCCGCCATCTGAGAATGTCCTTTTTACTTCCCCCTCGGAAATTTCTGAAGGTCTCATAGGGCAACCCAAAATATAGCCCTGTTCCATCATATCTGGTAGTGATAAAACTATAACGGTTTGCCCTTTCTCAAGATGATAGTTATCCGAATGAGATTCTGAGAATGGAACCAGGATATTTAACCAATCTGAAATCTTATTGTCTCTATCTGGAAATATAACTCTCGCTTTACCATTAGCTATGTCTATATCATTTACTTCTCCTTGTTTCAAGATATCCAGCATTCTTACTCACCACCTTTTTATTTTTAATCTTATTTGTTTTTCTTTTTTCTCTTTCTTTTTTTCTAGCTTTCTTCCTAGCTTCTTTCTCTTTTTCCTTCTTATCTCTTTTAGCTTTATCAATTGCTTTTGCTCTTTCTTCTGCATTTTGTCTAGCACCAACTTTAAAAGCTTCTATATCACAAGTGTAGTCTCCTGAGATATTGTGTGTAACTTTATCAATTACATATCTTCCAGCAAATCTACCAAAACTATCATCTAGTTCTATAATGCAACCAGCACAGTATTTAACATCTCCATCAACAGTTAAGTTTATAGAGTACTCTTGCTTTAAACTATCCTTTAAAGTTTTCTCGGCCACTTTCTTAGCTTGAGATTTTCCCTTAGTTTTAATCTTTTTTGTCTTAGCTTTTTTAACTCTTTTTTTAATTTTTGTTTTATCTGCTTTCTCTTTAAAAGCTATATATCCTCCATCATCAAGCATGTTTTACCTCATTTCTCTTCTCAAGTTCTTCTTTTGTAATCGTCTCAACAATGTGTTTCTTTTTGTCTGCATCATAATAACTAACTTCGACTTTATCGTAAACTCCTTGATTTTTCTTCTTTAGAGTAAAGCTTCTTATGCGAAAATCTTTGATATTAAAGACATCGATGTTATCGTTATCAATTAGTGCATCATCATTAAATACTATTAGTTTGTCATCAGTAACTTTCAAACTTAGAGCTGTTTCAGATAGAACCCTGTTTAAAAAACCTAAATCTGTTTCTCTATCCTGGTCCAGTCTATCAAAGAAGGCATTATCACAATGTAACTCATAGCTTAACTCATGCTTAGTCGCTATTTTAGATAATAGTTCAGATAGAGTTATTTTTTCCCATGCAATACTGTTAACCTGCTCTCTAATAGTTTGATCTAACGGCAATGCCAGACATTTAAGTGAAAGTCTTTGGTTATTAAAAGTAGGTTCATCTACATAGAAAACTCCAAGGTCTAAGAACTTAGATTTCCCATTTTCATTTTGTTGGATCCCTATTAAGAGTCTTGAATTCTCATCAGGATACCATTCATTAAGCCATCTATAATCTAAGTTTTCAAGGTCTAACTCTAAGTCATCTACGGCATTTTTTGAGTTATCTGTGTAGGTCATAGATGAGATACTAGGCTGTATTTCTTCAGTAATATCTACTCCTTCATAGAAAACTAATATTTTTATATTTCTAGCTATCCCAATTACACCAACCTCCTTTTTAGCAATAAAAAAGAGGAGCTTTTATACTCCTCTTAGTGTTATTTATTTCTTAGTTTTTCCAAAAATATTTCCATATTTCATACCATAAAATGGTGTTAGCATAGTATCTCTTTTAAGGTCATTTAATTTATCTATTCTGTTGTACAAAGGTAATAATTGTTCTTCATAGATTTTTTCAATCTGACTTTCAAATTGATATGCCTTAACCATACATTCATACATCTCATTATAGTATTTATCATTGAATGGTTTATCAATAACTTTGCATTCAATTCTATTGTCAGTTCTAAAATAGTTTTCTATGAAATCTTTATATTTTTCATAGACTCCATACTTCTTACATAAAGATATTACCATTTCTTTGTATAAAACTGAAATTGCAGAAATATTTGTATAATTCTTATCTGAATTTTCTTTTTTGTACTCTTGCAAATTCTCAGACCTTAAATTTATTTTCTCATTTCTACTGAACCAATGAATAGTTGCATCTGTTATATTAGTTAGTTTAGCTAAATCTTGAATTTCTATAACAGGAACACCTCTCCAAGTTGTAGGTTTTATTTCTGAGAAAGGTAGTTTTTCTTGCTTTCCTACTTTTAAGGCTTGTTCCATTTCATGAAATTTATTGATATAAGTAGCTGTAAATATAGCTCCTTTTTTACCAGTTAATTTATGAGCTAAAAACTCACAACCTTTTTTTGTTATATCATATCTTTTATTCTTCTTACCTGTACTATCTTTATATCGTGTTTCTTGAAAAAATTCACTAAAAGCAATTTTGCTTTCAGTTAAATACTTCACATTTTTAGCTATGTCTCTTAATAAATCTGCATGATTTTTACCTAACATCTTAGCAACTTCTCTACTATCCAAAACTAACTTTTTTAATTCAAAATTCATTTTCTATCACTTAATTTCCAAGCAATAGCTATTGCCTCATTGATAGTTTTAGTATAGAATTTTAAATCATTTACAGTTACTTCATACAAATTTTTAATTTTTTTCATTCTCATAGTAAAAATACTCCTTTCAAAATTGTAATTGATAGAAGTACTCCCTTATGATATAATAGATTTCATAAGAGGGAAACTTCTTGGCAAATAAAGTATTGTGAACTTTGGACGGTGTAGCAATACTTTATTTTTTAATTTGTTTGTAAACTTCATCTAACCCTTTCATCAAAATATCAGTTTTTGTCAAACTTAATTTTTCAGAACATTCTTTCAACTTTTTATCTTCTTCTTCATTAAGTCTAATCTCTAATCTTTTATTTCTTGGATTATTTGTAGGTCTACCCATTTTGGCATTCATTTTACACCTCCTAACTTTTGCCTGTACAAATATAATAATATATTTACGTACAAAAGTCAAGAGAAGTTTTTTAAAAAATAAAAGAGCTGATAAACAGCCCTCTTATATACATTTAATCCTCAAACAAAGTATCTACATCATAATTTTCTTTAATCCACTCAATGAAGTCATCTCTATTAGTTCTTGCTTCCCCTTTTTCTTTTTTGTATGTATCTATTAAATCCTCTACCATTTCTATATTAGCATTACTTTGGCTCTTACCTAACTTTCTTAAGACATAAGCAGGCTCATAAGGTTCTGATTTATTAACATAAGTATTTTCTACCGTTGCCATTTCTAAAACTCCTTTCTTATTTTATAGTTCCTAAATAAAATTCAGATGAACCTCTTCCAGGTTTATATGTTGCATCCCCAGTTATTTCAGCTGGAATTTTATATACTATATTAGTTGTCTTAGCAGTTAAAGGATTTAATTGGTCTAAGAATAATCCCCATCCTTCTTCTAAAATAGTTTCAGTATGGTCATATTCATATTTAGTTCCATTATAATCTATGAACACAGAACCATCTACAACCATTCTACTTTCCTTGTCAGTATTTTTAAATGTTACATTAATTATTAGGTACTTAACATCTTTTTCAGCTTTTAATTCTTCAAAATCATTAATTTTTTTACTGTTTACAACATCTACTGAATTAACTGTTACATCAAAGTAATCATCTTTAACTGTTTCTCCTACTTTTGAATAATTATTAGTTCCAGTTGTTTTTTCAGTTTTACTCGCACTAGAATTAGAATCTTTATCCCCTCCTGCAAAAGTACCTATTAAAAATATAGCTACTAATACCCCAATTACTCCATACAAAATTTTTTTCATTTTTATTCCCTCCTAATAAAATTATAATACCTATTGTACTATAAATATTTTATAAAATCAATATTATTACATTTTTACCTTTTCCATGGTGGTAGTTTAGATGTTTCTACAGCACTTGTGACAGGTGTAATTTCAGGTACTATGATAGGTATATTAGAATCAAATACAGCGATAGTTAGCAAATTAAGATTAGCTCTCATTAGTTGATGAAAATACTGTTCAGAACCGTATAATTTATAACTTATCAAGTCCCAAGTATCTCCACAGATTGTCTTATAAACTTTTACTTTTTTCATACTATCGCCGTCCTTCTTTTCTTATTTTGTATTTCTAGCATAACCTTTTTAACTTCTCTTGCAATATCTGCTTGATTTGATGAATTTTCAGTAATGTTAATGGTTATTGTGTCTCCACCTATAATAGTCTTTGAATTGTTAGAAATATTTCTGATTCTATCTTTTAAGGATGATACTCTTGAAGATAAAGATTTTCTAGTTTGTGAATTGTTAAGAATTCTAGCTCCATGTGGTAAATTAGCCATAGTTGGAGAATTTACTAAGTAAGAACTATTATTCATTTCTAAAAGTTCAGCACCTCTTTCAGCAAGAGTTGTAAGTCCACCACCAAAATAATTTGTCCCAGAATAATTTTGTGGTATAGAATTATCTTTTTTACCAAACCAGTTGAATGGATTTAATTTAGATCCTATCGATTTTAAATTTTCCCATTTATTGTGCAACCAATCAAAGAAACCTTTAAAAGCATCTTTTATTTTGTCTATGATAATTGTTGCACTATTTTTTAACCCATCCCATGCCTTAGCTCCAATATCCATTAAAGCGTTAAATCTTCCTTTTATCCACTCCCAAACATTTGAAAAAGTATCTTTAATAGCTTTCCATACAACATTAACCATATTTCTAAACCACTCACATTTTTTATATAAAACCACAAATATCCCTATGACAGCGATTATAGCTACTATAATCACGCCAATAGGATTAGCTACAAAAGCTCCTTTTATTGCCAAACCTACCATTTTTATAACTTTTATAAAATTCCCACCAAAAAATTTAAATATCTTTATAATTCCACTAAATAATTTTGAAGTTAATGGAAACATCTTTTTTAAAGCATGCATTAGCCCACCAAATTTAAAATGTTTACCAAATTTTAAAAACCAAGCAAATGACTTAGTAAGTGGCCCAGTAATAAATCTATTTGTTAATCCTATAGTTAAGTTAAAGATAGCTATAGCTCCTATAACTTTTATTATTCCTGCCATTAATTTTGGATGGGATTTAGCAAAATTTCCCCAAGATTTAAATGTTTCGCTCCAACCTTTTAAAGATTCTTTTAATTGGGGACCTATAGCTTCACCAATATCAGCTAAACCATTTAGCAGAGTGTTTTTAGTCTGTTCAAAAATATTTTTTAATGTGTTCATTCTATTTGCATATTCTTTATCAACAGAACCAGCAGTCATTTCCGAATGAGCTAAAGCTAAATTCTTTTTAACTTTATCTATATTGTTAGCAAGGGTTGCGACACTATCTATAGCTTGTTCCCCAAATAAATCATTTAATACGGCTGCTTTGTCCTCAGCTTTTAGCTTATCAATTTTTTCTAAAACCTTAATGATAGTTCCTTCGGCATCTTTTGCCATTTCTTTATTTATTGTATTAGGATTTAATCCTAAATATTTAAAAGCTTCCATTTTCTTCTTTGAATCAGCACCTTTTCCTAATTCTAAATAAAGCTGTTTTAACCCTGTACTTGCTACTTCAGCACTTTTTCCCATAGATAAAAGAGTTGTAGCAAATCCTAAGTTGGTTTCCTTAGAAATATTTTGTGTCCTTGCTAATCCTCCTACTCTATTTGAGATTTCAACTAATTGATTAGCTTTAGCCGCTGAATTATCAGATAGAAAATTAATAGTATCTGCATATGCAAAAGTTTGCTCCTGGCTCAAACCTAACTGCTCCTTACTTTTAGCAATAAATTCTCCTGATGCCTCTGTACTCATATCAAAAGCTACTTTTAATTTCATCGCTCTTTCTGTAAATTCAACAATATCCTCTTTTGCTATTCCAGCTTGAGCGGCAGCACCAGCTATTTCATATACTTCTGTTTGCTGTAATGGAGAATTTTCAGAAACTTGCCTTATTTTATTAAAATATGCCTGTTCTTCAGCTTTATCCTTGAACTCTATCATTTTTTTCAAATCTGCTTGTGCTTCTTCTAATCTAGCATATTCTTTAATAGGACTTAATGCTACCTTTCCAAATGCTAGTCCAGTTATGATTTGTTGACTTCCTTTTTGATAAAGTTGGTCTCCATAGCTACTGATACTATTAGCATAATTTAAATCTTTTTTATATTGATTTTGCCTTGCTAATTCACTATTAACTTCTTTTAACCTCTTTTTATACCCTTCTAATTTTAAACCTTCTTTTTCAAGTTCACTTCTAGCTGCTTTAAATAAATGAGCCTGTCTTTGTTTTTGAGTGTTTAATCTATCAACATATCTCTCAGCTTCTTTAACTTTTTTAGAAAATTCAGCATTTCCTTTTCCAGATTTTTCATATTCTTCCTTCAATTTAGCTAATTGTTTAGTAGCTTCTGCCCACTTTCTAGTAGCTTTTCCATATGATTCACTTATTTTATCTATTTTTTTTAATTTTTCTTGTGTTTCAATTAAATCCTTTGTTGAATTTTTAACTGTCGTTAATTTATCTGCAACATCTGAAAATGATTTAAGAGTCCCACTTAGTCCAACAATTCCCAATTGCCAAGTTAAACTCATATCATGTGCCATGCATATCACCTCCTATAAAATTCATTGACTTTTATATAAAAAAATTGTATTATTATAAAAAATAAGAAGAGGAGGTAAATTAATGAATAACAATCAAAAAAATACTGATTATTTATATATCATTAAAAGACATCCAATTTTTTTATGTGTTTTAATTTTTACTATTTTATTTTTTACTTTTTTATTCTTTTGTTTACCACCTGGTTGGTTAGTATTAGGTTTCTTATATAATCTATATATTAATGGGGGTATCTTAGGAAAAATAATATTTTATTTTATTGTAATTACATATCTTCTTCTTCTTTTCATAATTCCAGCTGATTTTATAAAAGAAAATGAATAAGAGGCTAAACCGCAGCCTCTTTTTTTAATTTTCATTATTTTGTCTTTCTTCCTCTTCTTCTACAAACTTGTTTGCCCTAGCTATCCAGTAGTCAAGTTCATATAAGCTACAATCCAACATAGAATCGTAGCTTACATTAACTTTAAAATAATTAAGAACTCTTAAAAGCTCTGTTATCATATCCAGATAGATTAAGCACCAGTTTCCTCTATCACTTCCACTGTAGTATCCTTCTGAGGCTCTTTGTCTTCCCAACCTTGACTCAAAAAACGTTTTACCCCATTCACCACTTTCAAGTAGTCTATAGATATAAGATTAAGTAAGTCTCCATACTTAACTCCAACTGATTTAGCTGCTACAGTTATAGCCCAAGAATCTTCTAGTTCTTTTACAGCTCCAGCTTCTTTGTTTCTAGCCTTAAATTCCTTTTCACATTGCATAAAATCTCTACCTGTCATTTCTTCAATATTTATGTCTAGTTCATTAAATTCTTTTCCACCGAAATTATAAGATTTTGATAACTTTACTTTCATTTAAGTCCTCCTTAATTTAATCCTAAATATTTTCTAACTGCTTGATTAGCAAGTCCATGAATTACATTTACATTGTTAAGTACATCTATTTCTATAACTGTTTTTCCACCAATTTCAAGCTTGAAATATGTTACTGATAAATCAATAGATGTTTCTAATTTTCCACTAGGCTTCATTTTTAGCCCGTCCATTTTTTTAATTAAACCTTTGAAAGTTGCATCTATTCCATAAACATCTGCGCTGTGTGTTTCTCTGTTCATAGCTTGAGCTGCACCTTTACATTCAATCAAGATTGATTTTTCATTGTTGATTTTCAATACAGAATCATCAACACAATCCATTTTGATTTTAGCTTCTAATTTCTTAAAGTGACCCATTAAAGGCACTTCTAATTCAGCAGTCAACCCCATTTGCTCAGATGTGACTGTATCATATTCAATGTTGGGCAATTCTACTTCTGATATTCCAGCAAGGTTATTTGAACCATTGAAATATGTTTCAGCATCTATAAGAGCGTTAGGTATTTGTTTTCTTCCCATCTTTTTCCCTCCTTATTAAGCTGTTAAGCTTTCTGCAAATTTTTGTAATGCATCAACATCATAAACTTTCTTGAATGTTATAGATTTAGCTCCTGGTATTATTCCAAGTTCTATAGCCCAAGTAATATCTCCATTTATGATATCTATTAAGCTGTTATCAACTGAGTAAAAATTAACTTTAGCAGACAATAATTGGTCTGCTGCAACAAGTGCATTTAATCTAATATTCATAGATTTTTTCATTGTTTCAGCCATTTTTAAAGTGAACTTTTTGTCCACATTGTTGAAATATGATATAACCAATTCATTTCCAATGTATTTGAACATTCTACGACCATAAATGTACTTGTCTTTTGGGTCTGTTGCTAAAGGATTTTTAGCTGTTTCAGATCCCCAGCATCTCCAACCTTTAAAGTTTATAGCTGTAACAACTCCATTCTTATTTAAGAAATTGGCTTGTTGTTCCTTATCTAATCTAACTTCTTCATACTCTCCACTAGCATTTTTCCATACAAAAGCATCCATTTTGTAAGAATAGTTAGAAGGTCCTTGACTTGGAACTCCATTATTCTCAAAGTCTACTTTCATTGATAAAGCTGCATAGTGTATTGATTGATGATAAATTTCTCCTGCAAGTTTGATTTTTCCATATAATAGAACTTGGTCATTACTTAAAACATTGTTAGTTTCTTTCCATTCAACCAAGTCATTGTACTTCTTATCAACAGGAGCATTTACTAAAGCTATTGCTTCAAACATTCCACCATTCAGTGTTTTAGCCTTAGTTTCCATAATAGCAGCAACATCACTTTCATGTGAGAAGTCAGGAGCATCTATAAAAGCAGGTAATTCACTATATTTCAAGAAAATTTCATTTGCTAATTCTAGCCCTGTTCTTTTCATTGTTGCACTATCAAATCCACCAATAGCTTCTGTTTTTGTAACTTTAGATAAATCTACTTCTTCGTACTCTATATCTACATTATTTCCAGCTACTGTTGCATAAATTTCTAATCCTTCAGCTGTGTAAACAGTTCTTGCATCAGATATAACTTGTTTTCCAGTTGCATTTTTAACTACTACAGATTCAGGAATTACCTTGTGGCTAGGAATCAATACTTTTCCTTTTTCAAGTGCTTTATTAGTCAGTGTTTTCTTAGCCGATTTATGCTTAGTTAAATCTAGGATATTAACTATGTAAAGCGGTGCAACTGCATACAATTCAAAGAAAACTTTGATGGCCTGTGAAATAGAAAAATCTAAATCATAAGTATCTCCAAAGTACTGAATAGCTTCTTGATAAGTTCCAATTCTTATCACTTCATTTACTTTTCTGTTTTCTGCTTTAACTTTGTGAATTGGTGCTGTTCCAACTATAAAATGCCCATAATCTAAAACCATAGGTAATTGAAAGGCTGTAGCCCCTTCTTGTTGGTATGTACCATGTTTATACATTTCTACCTCCTACTAATTCATCTACTATAGAATTAAAATATTGATAGTCCTTATTGATTTTTGGATAATCTTCTACAGGGATTAATAATCTCCCAAGTAGTGGATATTTTTCAATAAGTTTCTCAATTTCTTCTCCAAAATACACAGTCCCTCTTACAAAGAGAAACTCAGGTAAATCTAGCTTTTTACCTACATAAATATATGTTTTCATTGTTATCTCCTTCCAAGTAGTTTTGCAATTTTTCTCTCAACTACTTCTGATGTGTCAGGTACTCCAAATACTCTAAATCTACAAACAGAGTAAAAATAAGGCTCTGCTTCTGCAGTAAAGTACTCTATTGAAAATGGATATGATTGATCCACAGCAAATTTTCCATCTACTGTACTTTCGTTTAGAAACTCCTTTTTCAAATAGTCTCCGATAGATAAGTTGCTTAGATAATCTTTTTCATTTTCCATTTTAGTGCCTATCCACACTTCTAAATCTACAGGTACATCATAGTTATCTATTCCATTTCTAGTCTGCTCAAATTTAGTAACCCTTAAAATAGCAAAAGGAAAGAGGTCTTTCTCGCTCTTTCCTTCTTCTCTATCTTCATGATTAATTTCTGGTAGTAACCCATGATATACTGTAACTTTTCTATCTTTCAATTTCTCTTTTAAGAAATCAAATACAAGTTGCTCTACTTCAATAATCATATCCCTATCACCCTATTTATTTCATGCTCTAATCTCATTTTGAATTTTTCATCCGCATAGCCTTGTAGATATTCTAAAATCGATAAATTACCAAGCATTTGAGGTGCTGAAACTGACATAAGTCTTTTTATAGTTTCTCTTTTTCTACCATTTTTTGTAATAAATTTACCCGTTCTTTCAAAAGCTCCTAGATGCCCACTTTTATAAGCTATAAAAGCGTTTGGTAAAGATTTATACCCGCCTTTTTTTACGGCTGCTTGAACTATTTTTCCTTTTGTTCTAGTTTTGGGATTTAACTTAAAATGGTCTAAACCTATAACTCTACCGCTACTTATGATAGAGCCTGTCAAATTACTTTTACTAGTTTTAAAGATGTTAACACTACTAAGTAACTTACTTTTTTGTGCAAAATAAGACTCCGTTGTCTTTCTAATTTGCTCAGTTTTTACCATCTCAAGTGAACGGTTAATAGCCCTTGAAATGCAACCTGGTAACTCACTCTCATACTTTCCAAGAGTATTGATAACTTCATTTATTCCAGTAGTTTCAACTTTAACTCCTATCATTTTTTAACATACCTCGTCAAGTCTATTTCAAGTAAACCCATATCTTCCTTGGTTTCTTCCACCAAATATCTAACTCCATCTACTAAGATTTTTTCTCCAGAATGAGGTGGGTATTTAAAGAAGGACTTTTCTATAAAAAGCGTCATTCCTTCAACAAATAGTCCGTCATTCTCTAAAGATTTAGTTCTATTTCTTTGCTTATTCTGAAATCTTTCTTCATCGATAACACAGATAGTTTCTTTTTTTCCTACAGTATGAGTATTTCCAAACTCTTCCAAATTTAGAAAAACACCTACTATATCACTAGCTACTTCTTCTTTAAATCCCATATTTAAGCCTTTTTAGATTTTTTTGAATTTTTATTAGTTTCTTCAACTTCTGTGTTTTCTTCTGTAGTTTCTTCAACTTCTTCAAGATTTTCAGTTTCTTCAATTTCTTCTGATTCTACAAGTTCAATGGATTTAACTCTTTCTATGATATCTGATTCTAAAATATCCACTACTTCACCAGGATTATAAACTATCCCACAGTAAATCAGTGATTGTTTAACTTTTAATTTCATGCTACCCCTCCTTATTTAACTTTTAAAACTTTTATAGCATCTATATCAAATGGAACAGGTAAAGGTCTTGATTCTGTTCTTACTTCAAGAGTATTAATTTTTGTATCTTCATCTTCAAAAGGCACTCTTTCTGCAACTATTATCCCTTTAGCTATATCTGCTGCTGGTCCATAGTGTAAAGTATTATTAGATGGAGCAAATAATACTCTTCCTTCTGGAATCATTTTCACTGTATCATATGTTTTTCCATCTGCTTTTAACACTGAGTGTTGTGTTTGATAAGAATAAATTGGGATGTTATATGGAGCTAAAGTCCCAATATACATTGCTCCACTCGCTAATTCTTTAGGGCCTATTTGACCAAAATTAGCATTTTTAATATCTAGTAATTTAGCTATTTTTTCATTTTGAGTGAATAGTCTTGCTGCAACTGGATCCATAACTATATGCTCAATTCTTTGCCCTGTAGTTTCACCTATTAAAGTTATTACAGATTCTATGTCTCCTGAAATATCTGCATTTGGTTGAGTCCATAATACAGTAGGAGTAATTTCTTGAGGTGTTCCGTACTCTATTTTATCTTCAACACCTTCTCCTTTTACTACTATTGAACCTTTGAACATTAAGTCAATACACATTAACTCTTCTCTTCTCGAGATTTGTTCTTCAAAGTCAGCAAAAGCTTCTCCAATTAGTTTTGCCTTTTTCTCCTCTGGAGAAATTCCTCCGTAAATAGTTTCACCTGCTGATTTAGTAAAGTAAATTTCTTGTGCAGAGAACGTTTTCTTTGGTGCTACTTTTGGAGCAGAGTAGTATTTAGATGCATAACTTCTTTTTACTACTTCAGTTCCTGGAATTAATTCAGATACGAAAGGAGCCACTAATTGTCTACCTTTTCTATACTCAATTTCCCATTTTGGATATTCATGAGTTTCATGTTTTGCGAAAAACATGTCTCTGATAAATGTCTTTGGTTTTATAACTGACTGGTCATATACTCCTAAAAAATCGATTAATACTGCCATTAATATCTACCTCCTAATTCTTTCACTATTATCCCTTTATCTCTTGCTTTTTTGATAAAGTCTGCTTTTGCAGTAGCTGCTTTTAATTCAAGTCCTTCGAAAATAACTTCTCCAAACACTACAACTGTAGTTTTAGTCTTTGCTGTAGTTCCATCAGCTGATTCTAAAACTATTCCAAATAAATCTGTTCCATCAGATAATTCTGCACTTGCATTTACTGCTTGTCCTCTCTTAACTGATTTTCCTTGTGGCACTTCTAATTCCATAACTTTGTGACCTGTACCACTTAATAACTGGTCAACTCCATACTCATTACCTTTTTCTATAAAGCTCATTTTGTACCTCCTGTTTTTTTATTCATATACTTTAAAATATTACTTACTGGTATTCCTACAACTGTTCCTGTCTCCCCTGCTTCTGCTTTTGGAGCTACTGGTACTGTTGTTGCTTGGCTCTCATTTTGTATGTTTCTTAGAGTCTCTTTGTTTTTTTCTTTTTTAATGTTTAATATTTTTAATGCTAGATTTGCAGCATCTACTGGTTCTTTAAATTTAGCTGTATTTACAACATCATCAAATCCTGCTATTTCAAGATTTTCAATTGCTTCAATTCTGTTTCTTTCTCCTTGAATTGCTGAATTAACTATATTTTCATATAGTTCATGGTAATCAGCCTTGAACTTTTCCACAGTCATTTCTTCTGTGTTTGTGACCGTGTTTTGAGTTGCCTCAGGAGCAGGTTCAGTTACAGGTTCTGTAGGTTTATATACAGGAAAATTTTTAAATTTTGAAATATCAAATGCTAAGCTATTTACAATTAGCAAATTATTAACATTTTGTATATTTTCCACTTTTCCAACTATCTCATCAATAAACCCATACTCTTTAGCTTCTTCAGCATTGAACCATTTTTCTTCGTCCATGAGTGCAGATAGTTCTTCTTTAGTCTTATCTTTAGCTTTAGCTAAGTAAGTTTCTAAAATACTGTCTTTAACCTTGTCTAAAAGAATTCCAGTCTTTTCTAGCTCTTGCTTGTTTCCATATGCCCATGTCAATGGGTTATGTATCATAAACAAAGCATTTTTTGGCATTTTTACTACATCACAAGCACTTGTTATAATAGTTGCAGCACTTGCTGCAAGTCCATCAATAAATGCTGTAACTTTAGCTTTATGATTTTTTAAAGTGTTTGCTATCGCCACTGCTGCAAATACACTTCCACCAGGTGAGTTGATATGTAGATTTATGTTTTCTACATCACCTAAATTTCCAATTTCTTCTTTAATTGTTTTGTCACAAACATCATCCCAGAACTCATCAGAACCAATAGTTCCATACATTACGATATCGGCACTATTATCTTCTTCATTCTTCATTATATTCCAAAACTTCTTTGTCATTTTCGGCATCGTTAATCATCACTCCTTTTTCTTCTAATAATTTGTTTTCCTTTGCTAAGATTCTTACATTTTGCTCAAAATCACCCCCGTTAAGCTCGACAGTTTCTTTTGTTCTAGTAGAGAATCCTTGTTGAACTCTTAAAGTACTTGCTTTAACTTCTTTAAGTGGGTCAAGTTGTCCTTGACTCGGTCCATTCCATTGAGCTCCGCTCCAAGCTTTTGTTAGCAATGGGTCTTCTCCATAATTCTTCATATCTACTCTACCTAGCAAATATGCTTCCCTTAACCATTCTTCATAAACTACTTGTGTGAAATTGCTAGAGAACCAATCTCTTCTTTTTCTAAACATCTTCCAAGCTTCTAATAAAGCAGCTCTACTTGCTGAATAACTAGCAGTAAAATGCTTAATTAGTAACTCATAAGGAACTTCTAATGCGGCTCCTATTTGTCTTAAAATTGAAGTGACGAAAGGGTCAAACTGTGCATTAGGTCTACCCGGATTAGTTGCAACAACCTTTTCTCCAGGACTAAGTCCTTGAACTAGACCAGGTGTTAGTTCTATTGTTTCGTCATTAGAACTGTCAATTTGTTCTGTTTCATCTAAGACTTCATGGTCTGCAATATTAGCCCCTTGTGCATTGTTCTTATCGCTTTCTATAAATATTGCATACATCCCACTTACAACTGCTGCCATAAGTTCTGCGTCAGTATATCTATCTAGTTGCTTCAGAGCTTCAATTACTGGAGATAAAATAGGTATTCCTCTAACTTGCTCAGGTCTTTCAGCTAGCATTATGTGTAAGATATTCAATTGCTCCTGCTTTCCGTAAACTGAAATAAAGTCTGTTTCTACATTCCCTGATACATCTAATGGGTGTTTTCTTGCTATGTAATACCCTGAAATTCTGTTATTATTATCAAGCTTTACTCCATCGACAATAGTTTCATCATTTTGTAATAAAGAAGGTGTCATAACTCTATCAGGCTCAATTATTTGCAGTTTTAAGCTATACGGATTCTTAGGTGTTAGAAAATAGTTAAATTTCACAAAGCACTCACCATTCAAGAGAATGGTTAAGAATACTAAGTCTTGAACTTGGTCAAAATTAAGAACCCCCATCTGCTCAATCTTATTGTCAGCCCACAGTTTAAATTCTTTTTCAATTGTAGTTTCAATTTTCTCTGCTTCTTCTTCACTAATTCCTAAAACTTCATAATCAATAGATGATTTTAACTTCAATCCACTACCAATGACATTAGAATTAATGGTTTTCATAACCCCTTGAGCAACAGGCGCCCCCATATACAAGTCTCTTGACCTTTCAACTAGCTTTTTTCTGTTCTTGTAGATGTCTTTTTTGACCCCTCCACCTGTTGAAATCCAGCCTTTCATGGAACTTTTTGTAGTAGATGCCCCATGATTTGAGTATCCTGTGTTCAAGATTTCAATTTTTTTCCTAGCAACTTCTCTTTCAAGAGCCTTTTTAGGATTAAAAAAAGCAATAGCTTTGTCTAATAAATTCATTTTTCACCTCCTTTTGCATTAAAAAAAGAAGATTAAAACCTATAAATCTCTAGGTATTACTCTTCTTCCTAATTTTTTTCTACCATTATTATTTAATTTATCAAGTTCACCCTCCCAGAAGGCTCTACCTTTTCTAATTTCAGATAAATCTTCTCTTACAAGCTCTCTTGTTCCAATTTTGTAACTTTTTCCAGTTAACACAGCTATTTCTGCCTTTCTATAGACTTCAATCATCTGTGAGCACTCTTCTTTTGTATAACTCAACTATAAACTCACTCCTTTCGATAAAACTCTTCTTTTTGTTACTTTCGTAGTCTTTTTTGTAGCTTCTACTGTATATTTTTTACTTAAATTTGGATTCGCTATCTTTAATGCAGCATAAGCATAGTTTCTCAAGTCTAGTGGTTCATTTCTCTTAGTTCCTACTACTTTCCAAATAGTTTTTTTAACTCCTTTTTCCCAAACAGTAGTCTTAACTTCAGATGTTAAACCTTTGAAATATGCTTCATCATAGCCTCTGTCTACGTTATTTGGAAAGTGCATATACATAGAACCAGGTTCTTCAATTTTTAGTCTAGCAAGTATCGTTTCTTTCCCAGTATTAACTCCCAAAGTAAAGAGTGATATTTGCATCCTATTAGTCCTAGATGGCTTAGATACAAAAGCCACACCATCTCCACCTTTACCCTTAATACCGAATACTCTTCTAAACTCTCTAGGTTTGATGTATTGATATGCTTCTTGTGTATAATGCCCTCCAGTGTCTATACAAGTACAAAGAATTCTTATTTTTTCTCCATTCGCATACTCAAACTCTGTTTCTAGGAATCTATCTAACTGTTCCCACACATCATTTTGACCAGGAGAGCCTATAAATTGCTTGTAATAAATGCCCCAAGACTCTTCTCCTAATCCCCAACCTACGACTTCAATTTCTAATCTATCGTCTTGAACATCGACTCCAGCAGTTAAAACTTGAACTTGGTCGGGTATTTCTGCAGTATACTCTTCTTTTCTCTTAGAAACATCTAAGAAATCTATCTTTTCTACTTTTTCTTCCCATGTTTGGCCAAGGCAAGTATTTGTAAAAACCTTCATCATTTGCATATTACCTTTTGCCGCTTTAAACTTTTTTATAATTTCTGTCCATGTTGAAAATGGACTGTATAATTCTGAGATATGAAAGCCTCTAACACTCCAATCTTCAACTTCTTCCTGTGGTTGCCATATGCCGTGAATCATATTTCTTTTCCATTCATATTCACTTGAAATTTCCAAGCAGTCAGAACATTTATGCCCAACAGGTTCAAAGATTATGTTTCTCCATTCCAATTTTTGAAAAGAGCCACATTTTGGACATGGTATATAAAACTCTTCTTTCGTTGAGTTCTCATACTCTTTCTCAACTCTTGAATCACCCTTGATGGTTGGTGTACTTGTTATAACGATTTTCTTATTCCAGAAAGTCTTAGTTCTTTCAATTGCTAAATTTAACGGATCTCCTTCTCCTCCAACATCGCTTTTGAATCTGTCCACCTCATCTGCAAGTAAAATTCTCAGTGGTCTACTTGACAACTCAGCAGCAGAATTACTTCCAACCAATGTGATATACCCGCCAACAAATTCTTTTTGTAGTTTGGTATCTCTACCATCAACCTTATTCAATATTTTATTTTTAAGTTGAGGTGTACTCTGTATCATGTCATCTAGTCTTGTACTAGAAAAGTCTTCTGCTAAGTCTTTAGTCGGCAAAAGATACATGATAGGAGCAGGGTCATAATCTGCATAATATCCGAATACATTCAATAAAATTTCTGTCTTAGATAACTGAGCTCCATACATCATCACTATTTTAGTTGTCTTTTTATCTGAAATAGCTTTCATAACTTCCCGTTGAAATGGTACTCTGTCAGTTTTCCATCTTCCTGGTTCTGCTGATGTTTTAGAACTTAAAATTCTGTAAGTATCAGCCCAAGTGTCAATAGTTAACTTTGGTGGTGGTTTCAGAGTTTGGAATATGTCGGCAAATAGGCTAATTGTTTTTCTTAGGCTTGGATTTTTTAATGGATCCTTTTCCTTTGCTTTTTTCATTTTCCTCCTCTTCTTCATCTTCCAGGATTATATTTTTATTCTTAAATAATTCTGGGCTATATTCACTTAATTCCAGCAAAACATCTTCTATAGAACTCAAAACTATATCCTGAATATCGCCCAGGTTATCACAACCCACAACCAAAGGTGCTATTTTGTTAGGCACTGCTAACAATTTACCCTTTAAATTTGTGAGCATAACTGTCATAACTTTCTTAACTATCTCTGCCGAGTGTAGCTCATTTTTTAATTCTGATATCTTTATACTTTTTAGTTCTATATCTTTCTCAATTTTTTCAGTTTCTTTTTTGAGTTTTGTGTCTTTCAAATCTACATCAGCAGAGTTTTGCTCTTTAATAAACTCAATAAAACCTTTTACACTCTCTACGAGTAAATATTTACCTCTGTTTCCACTTTTTTTCACAATGTCATCTTGAGCTAACATTCTGATATATCTATCTGTCACCCCAAACATCTCCGCAAGTTCAGGGCTACTAACTATTTTTTCTTCTATGTTCATTTTTCACTCCTTAGGAACGGAAATCATTAAAATTTTGGCTAATATTCAGGTGGAGCTCGGGATTCGCGAGACCCGCTCGACTTTTTTATATTCTGAAAGAACCTATTTCACCAATTGATACCTGTTATAATTTTTGTAGTTCTTTCACTATACCCAGCTTTTATTGCGGCATCAGTAGCATTGCCACTAGCCACATAATATTCACAAAAAGCCTTTTGTCTTGCATTTAATTTCAATGCTACTTCACCTCCAGTTTATCCTCTATTTTGTTTATGCCATAAAACCTTATGTCTATAATTAGGTTCTAATTTCTCAACTTTATTTAATAATTTCTTATCATTAAAATGCTCCCAGTATATCGTTCCTTGTACTAAGTTTCCAAATAAAACTTGCCCCTCAATGTCTTGAAACCTCATTATCTCTTTTGAATTTCTGTTTATATCTAAACTTTCTTCAACTGTTTCAAATTCTAAATTCAATCCTAGTACTTTATTTAGTAAAGTTGTATGTGTATCTATATAGCTTCCTATGTATAATTTTCCTAATGCAAACAATACTGGTCCATCTCTGAAACCTATATCAAAATATTTTTTATATGTTTTCATAAACACCTTCTTAAAAATTAAAAAGCCCCTGTAAATCTACAAGAGCTTTGATTATTTATTGGCTGGGGATATTAGACTTGCACCAATGACATTTTGCTTAACAGGCAAACGCTCTAACTAACTGAGCTAATCCCCAATATGTCAAGACTTTTTTATAGTAGAGTCTTGAACTACTGTGATAATTTATTTCAATAAGGAGGAAGTTCTTATGAACCTCTATACTTTTCTACATGATAACATACTATCACATTAAAACTGACAAAACAATACACCTCTTTTGACACGGTTTTGACAAATCTGTATTAAAAATCTATCAATCTTTGTGTTTTAAAATGTAATTCTAATGCTGATAAAATGTTATTCCTCATTCTATACACTGTTCTGATATGGATATCTAATTCTGTTGAAATATCTTCATAAGTCATTTTTTTGAAATATTTCATTTCTATGAATTTATAATCTTCGTGGTCCTTCACCATATCCAGAGCACTATCAATTCTGAATAATATTTCTTCATGTCTACTTATATCATTTGATATTCTAATTTTTAATTCTTCTATTCTCTCCATATCTGATTTAACTTCTGTGAATCCACTCCCAGACATTACATCCAACTTATAATTTTTTAATAAAACTGGATTATTGAAATATTCTAAATCCTTTTTTATTTTATTTATGTATTTGTTATAGCTGTATAATATTTCCTCCATCTTTCTAAAAATTATCTTTTGCTCCTGTGTTGCCATCTTAATTCACCTCTGTTATTATATTATCTATAATTTCTAAGTTTATACCTTCTGAAGAATATATCTCTTGCATATATTTAGAAAATTCAACTTTCTTTGCTTCCATTTCTTCATCAGACATACATTTTTCTTTAAAAATATGACTATTTATAATCCTTACTTGGTTTCCTTCTCTTACTCTTAACTCTTGTAGATACTCAATCATTAATCCCACTCCTTGCCAAGTTTAATTGAATAATCTAATTGAAAATCATCATTACTTTCTTTTTCTATTAGCCTTTTTACCCATTCTAATGCTTCTATTTTGCATTTAGTTTTTTCATATTCTTCTATACCATTATTAAAACTATTATTATAGTCTAATTCAAATTGTTTGCTTTCGATTTTATAAAATAATTCTGCTTCATCTAACATAACTAATTCCACTCCTTACCTATTCTTTTCATATTCTTTTGCCACTTTTCCCAGTAGCAGTTTAATATGTCATCTTTTGTGTATCCTAGTTTCTGTGCTATCTCCATTAAATTATCAATAGAATATAAAACGCTATCATTAATAATATTAGCTATTAAATTCAATGTTGGCAGTACCTGTGAGCCATAATCTTTAATTTGCCAACCATTAAAATCTACTGCTACAAGATGTTTAATTCTTGCATAATTATTAACAGTATCATCATTAAAATTAATCATTTGAGCAAAGAAGAAATAAATATCTGTAAGTTCTTCCAGCTCCATAGATTTGTTATATTCCTTAGTTTTCCAAGTCTTGTGGCTTTCTTTTGTTTCTTCATTGAACTCCACACATTCTGCTATAAGAGACATTTTTATATCTCTTAAGCATCTAGGTCTAACATTATTCAAGTTTTTATCTAAATGCTTTTGAAGATTTAAAATATCCTCAAAATTTTCTGGTCTTTTAAATTCCATCATCTCACTTCCTCATAAGTTGCTATAAATATATCAGGCTTACAAGGATAAAACTCTCCTTTAATGCCTTTTATTATGTAATCTCCAAAACTTGCTTTCATCATTCCTTCAAGTGTTTTTATTTCAATATAGCCTTGTTTTAACATCCTTTGACTAAAATCTTCCAGTTCTTCTGCACTTTTAGTTTCTTTATAATTTGCTCCATCTAAAAAATCAAAAACTTCTATAATGTTATCCTCTTTTAATTGTATTGCTTCTACTCCAACAGGCTTCTTAATATATTTCTTAATCATTTGCTACCTCCAATTATTACAAAATTCTTTATATTCTTCATCACCAACAAGTACCCAACCATTTTTAAATTTTCCAAATCTTTTTAAAAAATCATCTAATTCAAAATAATATGGATAACCTCTATCATCTGTAAGACTAACTGTTGTATTGGTATAAAAACCATCAACTATTAAACTATCCCAGCTTTTATGTTTTACCTTATTACCTTTTTTTATTTCTTCCACTGCTTGTTTAAAAGTCATTTCTCATCTTTTTCCTCTCAATCAGCTAATCCTTCTATATCTTCATTATAAGAATTACAATCCTGACATTCAAAACCAAGTACATCAGCTTTATCTACAACAAAATTTTTATGTCTTAAAATTATTCCTGATGAAATAGAACTATCTAAATGTGCTTTAAAATCAGTTCCTCCACATTTTTTACACTTCCACATTTTCATCACTCCGTTTTTAATTATTTAAGCCTTTCCATTTTTCTATTTCTTCATCTGTTTTTAAAACTTTATAATTTGTTTCAATAGTTTCCCACAACCATTCTTTAAATAAATCATCTAGTTTATTCTCATCTCCTATAATTTCTTTTACTTCTTCTTCTGAATAACCATAATCATCAACTAAATCTATAACTTCTGCATTTTTACAAAAAGCATTAGCATTACTATTTACTAAAAAACCAACTTTATATTTACTCATCATTCATCTCCTCCAATCTCTCCTGCTTTTACTTTAGCCCAGAAGTCTTTCCACTCTTTGCTATCTATTACTTTTTTAGCTTCTTCTCTTGTTTTAAAATAGTTTCCTAAGTTATAAAGCATATTATCTCCATAAGAAAAATTATCTTTATCTACTCTAACTAAACCAGTTTCTCCTATATAAAAATATTCTTCATTCTTTTCTGCTCTCCATCTCTTAGATATTCCATATTTTTCATTTATTTTGTTTACTTTTTCTAATATTTTTTTTAAATCTTCTTTATCAACTAAAAATATTTTGTTATCTTTGCTTTGTACTTCACCTTGTACATATAACATATTATGCTCCTTGATATAGCCTGGTACTAAAAAACTACCTACTTGTATTTCTTCATCATAAAACTTTACTCTTTTCAATACTTCATAATTTTGATATTTAATTCTTACTGCTACTTTATCAAACACTTCTTGAGTTTCTATCTCTAACACTTTTTCTTTTTCCATTACTTCCTCCTATCTATTTCTTAGTCTTTCTTATTTTTCCACCAATATTTAAAAGTTGAGTTTCATATTCTTTAATTAATAAATTTATTATTTCTTTACTTTCAAAAGATGTAACATTAGTTTCTTCAATTAAATTTCCATTTTCATCATATAGAAGAAATTCACTGTAAATATCATCATCTATTCTATTTTCACGAATAGTTTTAGCTTTATATAATCCTTTCAAAACTTAATGATATAATTTTCTAAGCTCTTTATTAGCTAAATCATTCATATTGCTTCCTCCAGTCTCACAACACTATCATCAACTTCTCTCAACCACATAGCTTTAAAATCTTTAAAAGCATTAACTACATCAGTTATCATAGACTTTAAAACTACTCCTATCATATTTCTTTTGTGAAAATTAATAGTTCCAAACATCATAATTACAAGAAACATAGTTCTAAGTATTTCCAGGTTATCTCCTGTTTCAGTATGCTCGCATGTAGCAAATACTTCATCTAAGACTTTTAATATTTCTTTTTCTGCATTGTAGTTAATCTGATTTTTGTATTTATCCACAATCTTGTCAGAAGCTTTTATAGTTCTTGTTAAAATAGCTTTGTAATATCTATTTAGAACCATATTCTCTTTATCCCAAAGTTCTCTATTAATTTTCAAGTACTTGTTTATTAAGTACATTAACGTAATGCCTTGCATATCTCCATCTTTGTGAGTAATTCTTATCTTATTCATAATTTACTCCTCATATTCTTTTATAAAATCATCAAGTATATCCCTAGCCATTTCGTAATTCTCATTGAACAGATTTCTAAAAATAGAATCTAATTCAAAAGTATTTTTAATATTTAAGTCCTTAGCTATTCCGGAGATAATTTGACTCCACTCAACCCCTAAATCTTTGAATAGCTCATCTGGGTCAGAATATTCTATAATTCCATATTTATCTCCATGATCTCTTTCTATAACCCATTCAAGATACTTAGCAGCTTTTCTATAATCTTCTTTACCATTTTTCTTTTCTGCTCTTATTAAATATTTAAATATATTTCCTAAGCAGAAATATACAAAACCTCTTAGTCCTAATGCTTTTTTAATTAATTCTATGCTATTAAATCCACAAATTTGGTAATGATTAGCATTACTTATATTATCTATTTTATTTTCCATTTAGTCCTCCTAATTGTTACTTTGATTATCAAATATAGTGCTCCATCATTTTTTAACAGTGCTAGATCAGTGCTCCAAATAGTGCTCTATTTTCTTTGTTTTATATTGGTATTAAAGAAAAAGTGTTCGAAGTGCTAGATTTTTGCTTTAAACTCTTTTTTTTTATTTCTTATATATATATATATTTATATTATTTTTATAAAAAAGTATAAAAATAATCGAACACTTGGAGCACTTTCTTTTATTTTTCAACACTTAAATGATATAAATGTAGCACTGAATCGAACACTTGATGTAGCACTGTCATCAACAATCGAGCACTGTTAAGTATAAAAAATATTTTTTTATACTAAGGAATTATTTTTTTCTAATTTTTAAATTACCATTTGTTTTATAAGTTTCAAACCCAAGTGCTTCCAATTTATGAGAAAATCTTTTTTTACTTAATGCTCCATAACCACTTTCATCACAAAATCTTGTATAACAAACATAAATCTTTGCAAAAGTATCATTTAAAACATCATTTACTATAAAATCTTCTCCATATTCTTCAATAAATAACTTGACATTATCTGATTCTGTTAAATATTTATCTGTAAGTTGCTTAACAAGTTCACTCTTTGTAAGTTCTCCACCATTATTAATTATTCTTTTCATACCTTTAATTGCTATATTTAAAAGCCTTGACTTAGCTTCTGGTGTAGATAACTTTTGGTCTATCTTCATATCTATTTTTTCTACCACAGCATTACAAGGAAAGCATATTACCCGTCTAGCTATTCCACCAGATTTATCCTTGAAGTTTGGCATTTCATTACAAGTAAATAATAATGTTGCCACTGACTTCATTTTTATTGGGTTTTCATATAATGCTCTACATAATATTTCATTTCCTGCTGCAAGTGTTTTTACTGCTCTTGATTTTTCTATAAGTGAAGCATCTATATCATCTCCACAGTTTACAAGCTTTCCATTTATTGCAAATAAATTTTCTGACTTGTCAAATTCTTCTAATGCTACTGAACTATGTAAATCTCCAACAAAATTACTTATCATAGTTAATGTTGTACTTTTACCATTTTTTCCACTATTTGCAACAAAGAAAAATACATGATGTGGAAAACTTGAAGTCATTAAGATATGTCCTAATATTTCTTCAAATAACATTATTAGACTTTTATCATTATTACAGAACCACTTAATATAATTATCTACATCATCAGATTTAGCTTCTGGATCATATGCTACATCTAAATTAAATGGAGTAAATACTGTATCCATATGCAGCACATCTTCACCATCTAAGATAAAACCATTATTAAATTTTATTGGATAATTATTTGAGTTCGATTCTATCTCTGCTATCTTAGTGAGTTGATGTAATAGTTCATTATCCTGAGATTTTTTTAACTTTAACTTCATTTGTTCCAACACCTCTCTTAAAATATTATTTGTACTTTCATTTCCAACATAATTTTTCTTGCCATTTTTATCTTCTTTAAGAAAATAAAATCTTCCATTATAAATTTTTAACTGAAATAATTTATTTACATATTCTGCAACAGCAAAGATATCTAACTTTTTATTTCCATTCTTATCTTCATAATAAAGCTCTATTTCTTCATTATCAGACTTTTTAAAAGCAGATATTACCGTTGGTTTTAACTCTGTATCTGTTAATGGAGTTTTAAAAACTTTATTATTTATAAAATCAGCTAACTCAATTATATTTTTTTCAGGTACTCCATAGTCTTGTAATATTTTTATATGTTTATATATTGCTTGATTTCTTCCATCACCATCGTCAAGATGGTATAAATTATATTTCACTCCTGCCATAGGGTATAGAGCCAAAGGTAATATAGCTAAATTATCAACTGCTGTATCGTTTAAAACTGTTCTAAGAACTCCGTTGACCTTTACCTTAGCTGATGCCTTTTTCTTTCCATATCCAGTCTTATAATCAACATTTAATCCACAATAAGTCATAATATTTATATTATTATGTAATTTCAAGTTTGGAGGAATTTTATAATATAAATGAGCTCCTCTTGTTGTCTTTATAGCTCTTGTTGGATATTGATTTAATATTTCTTTCCACAAATCACCAATATGGTCAAAATCGACTACTACAACATCTTCTGGAACTAAAAAGGCAGCATCTGATATTTTAGAGATATCATAAACAAATTCATCAAATGATACTTTGGGTTTGCTTGTTCCTGATTCTAGTTCTATGTATTTTGCTCGAATAGTTCCCATGATACCACCTTTCTATCTGTAAATTTGTTCTTTTCCACCAATTTTCTATAGTAGTCTAAATCTAAAATACTTTTATCTAGTTTCTCAATTTCTTCATTATGAATATAGACCCTATCAGCAGAATTTGGAATTTTAGTATACTTTTTAGATCCATCTTCTATTTTTATTTTATGTATTGGTCCATATTCTTTTTTCCAAGTTGCAAATATTCTATTTACCTTTTGTAGCTCAATAGTTTCACCATTTACAACTGTCTCTACATGATGAAATGTTCCACCCATTTTGGCTACTTGTTGAAAAGGCATTAAGTTATTTTCTTTTATTAAAGATAAAATAAATTTATCAACAGAAATATCATCCATATAGAAAGCTTTTAAAGCCATGTCTATGATTGTGAGATTATTTTTTTCAAAGTTTCCACCATTATGATTTTGAAATATTCCTTTTCCTTTCAATTTGTAACCATCTTTGGTTTTTACTTTTAAGATGTAATTATTAACATCCCTTTGAGCTATTTTTACAGCATAATCATAATCCAAAGTTAAACCATAATTTTCTTCCCATTCTTTACATAACTCTATAATTTTGGGTAAATTATCTTCTTCATAAGCAACCAATATTCCATCGGTATTGCTTTGTATTACTCTTGTGTAATTTTTAAGAGATACTATTAAGTCTGTTAATAATAACTGCCCATTTATACAAATGTTATTTGATTGAACAGGATCATACAAATCATTGAATTCAGATTTTAAAGCTCCAAATGTTCCATTAAGAAGTATTTTATATATTCCTTGTTTTGGGTCTTTATTTCTTTTATATTCCATTCTTGTATCATATAATTTTTTATATAATTCTGGATGTTCTGAAGCTCTAGACATAAAGTTAAAATTAATAATCATGCTAGGGTAATAACTTCCAACATCAACCATCAACATGTTACCTTCATAATAGAAATTAGACCTTGCTGCATGTAGTCCACCAAAAGCATAAGTATGGTTCACTCCACATAAATTAAATACTAAGTTTTCTTTTTCTAATTCTTTAAAGTTTTCTCCAACTAAAAATCTATTTTGAATATCTGTGTAAAAATCTAAAATTGGTTGAGGTATATTTTCCTTTCTTAGTTTATCTGTGATGGTAAACAATAATCTATCTTTATTCAACCTGGCTTGTGTTGGTAATTTAGATTTATTACATTGTAAAACTTTAGCTGCAAGGTTGGCTCTTGTTTTTTTAGAATCCAACTTAGATAAATTAAATTCTTTGCAAATATCAATCTTAGATTCAAAGTAATCTTTTCTATATTCAAATACTTTCTTTGTAGTCTCTACGTCATGCCTACAATACTTTATTACTTCCATAAATTCATCAGATGTTAAAGGTCTATCTAAATTAAAAGATACTGGAGTTTCAATTATATTCATTCCCATATTGCTTTCAATTTCTTTTAAACTAACTCCTGGTGGAAGCTCTTGTTTAGTATCTAATGTTGGTAACTGATTAGCTATTTTTTTATAAAAGTTAGTATTTTCACCATTGATTATAGATTGTGATAGTTTATATACTTCACTAGGATTCATATTTCTTGATATTATCCCTGCAAGTATCAAATCATCATAATTATTATTATTGAATCCTATCAAGCAATTTATATTGTTCATTGTTTTTTTTAATAATTCTGGATCATTGTGTATTATAATTTCTTCATCTTGAGTAGTGATTATGACAACTAACCAATCACACATAAATACTTCAAAGTCATAAAAACCAACTATATCTCTTCTCATTTATCCTCCTTTCATAGAATATGAAGGGAGAGATAAACTCTCCCTTGTGTTTCCTACTAATTTCCTACTAATTTCCTACTATTCTTGGAAAATAAACTTGAAGTTTTGGAAATCTTTTTTAGTTGTTAATTCTATAACTACATCTTTTCCAACTAACAAATCATTCAATCTTTGAGCTAAGGCTACTTCATTTGCATAATCCATAGATGTTAATGCTTCTCCTGTTAGATTTAAAATAATATTAGTAAATTTCTTTAAATTATGAATAGCCATTTTTCCACTTAAATAAACATTAGCAAAATATTTTTTATTTTCTGCTATTAGATTTACTGTAAATGAAAACCATTGAGTACCTTTTTCATTTTCCTTATATTCAAGTCCTTCTATAACTCCTTCATAAGTTCCATCTGCAACAGAAAAATCTGTTTCCTTATCCCCTGCTTTCCAATCTTGTGCCTCTAATTCTGCCATAATATCTGCTATACTCATTATTTGTTACCTCCATCTTTATTTATATTATTTGTGTTATCGGTTGCTTTAACTGTATTTTCAGTATTTTTTGTTGTTACTTGTTTAATTGCTGGTTTTATTTCAAAAACCCCTTTTACTGTTTTTAAAATATCCAGAATTTTTTTATCTTTTATATCTTCCTCTTTGTATGCTTCTCTTTTATTTGTGCATATTCTAATGTAGTTACTTCCAATCTTTTTAGTTTGGATTGAAAAATCACATCTACCCATACAAGCATTCAATGGTTTTTGTCCTAAGCTAGGTGCTTGATACATCGTTTGCCCATTATTTTCAGATTTTTCTATTGAATGTGATATAAATATTACATTCATATTCATTTGAGTTAATTCAATCATTAATTTCTTCCATACAGCATTGAATTTAGCATAACCTTTTCCAAATGGGATATCCGCCAGTGATTCAACTTTAGCTGCTTCACATATATGAATTGTTAACATAGTTTCAATATCATCTATCAAATCTATAATCACAGTTTTATATGTGTGTTTTTCAGTTTTTAAAGCCTCAATAACTTCTGCGAATTCCGCAAAGGTTTTAATTGCAACAGATGGAGTATTTACTTTTGTAGCATTTCCATCAGTATTAATTATTAATGGGCTTTCAAATTCTCTTGCTAAGTAAGTCTTTCCTGACATTGACTCACCCCATATCAAAAAGCTTTTTGGTGTAATGTCTGCTATTTTTGGTTCGTTTACTGGTAATTTAATCATTTTATCCTCCTTATAATCCTAGTGCAGCCAGTGCTGCTGATTTTTTATTATCTATATTTTTATTTGTTACTTCTTCTTTTACTTCTGTTATTACAGTTTTATCCGCTCTAACTGTAATTCTTACATAACCTTTCACATCACTAATTTTTGTATATTTTTTGGCTATTTCCGGTAATTCTTCTTTTAATTTCTTAGAATCAATTTTTTCACTTGTGGTAGAATTTACTTTTGTAATTAATAAATTATCTGTAACTATTGTTTTAACTCCTACTTTATCCATTAATTCATACAATATTTCTTTTTGCTTTTTAGCTTCCTTTTCCATTTCTTTTAATCTAGCTATTTCTTTTTCTAATACTGATAATTTATTGATAGTGTTGTTATACTCCACTAAATTATTTCCAAAATAAAACTCTTGTTCTGTCATATTTGGATTTTCTTTCAATCTTTCCACTTGTTCCCAAAACTTATTGGCTTTTTCTAAAATTTTAGATATTAAGCTATTATCTCTTTTTATCTCCATCACAGAAATTCTTTCTGCTTCAAACTCTTGATTGAAAAAATCATCAGTGTGTTGAGTTTCATAATCTAATCCAGTCCAAAAATTATCTGGTCTTTTATATTGAACTAAGTAACCTTTTTCAACATTAAATTGAAACATATACATTTGCATTTGTAATACATAATCATATATATCTTCATATGTTGTCTTGTCTCCAGCATTGGTTTTAATCTCTAATAGTAATCCTGCATCTTTATCTAATCCATCACAGTTAGATCTAAGTCTTAAATCTTCATTGATATTTGTGTTTTCTTTAAATTTAAGCTCATAGATACTATTGATATAATCTCTTATTTGTGGTTCTAATAATTGACCATATCTAGTGTATTCATTTCCTTTAAATGCTGCAGGAATTACTCCAGCTTTTTCTCTTGCAAGAGTAAAGCAATCTTTGAAAGGACTTACATTAAATAATGCAGGTAAATCACTTCCTCCTAAATATTTATTTCTATTTTGTGTTACATTTTCTCCTGGTGTATGGGATACTATTTTTTCTTGTTCCATTCAAATCCTCCTAAATCTTCTAAACTTAATAATTTATCTACAAAGTCTTTTTTATCATTTAACCTTGCATAAACTTTCTCTTCTATGGTATTTAATCCTATATACTTATATACAGTTACTTTATTTTCTTGACCAATTCTATATGCTCTACCTATCGCTTGTTCATAGTCTTGATAGGACCAAGTTGGACTAAAAAATATTACTTCTGAATTATATTGAAGTTCTATACCTGCTCCTCCAGCTTGTATCTGTACAAGAGTTGTTTTATTTTTCAAATTTTTAAAATTTTCAAAATCAGGTATGTTTGTTAGTGCTCCACTTATTTCATAATCTACTTTTATTAATTGTTTTATAGCTTCTGCTTCTTTTTTAAAGTTATAGAATATTAAGATGTTTGAATCTGTTGATTCTCTGAACTCTTTTAAATATTCTAGTTTTTCATTAAAGGCAGCATATTGTCTAAGACCAGCTATAAATTTTGGAGAACTGTCAAATAATTCATCTCCTAAAACTCGATCTTTTTTTATTGTTATGTACTCATCACCAGCTGCAAAATACTTTTCTTCAAATACTAAATCTGGTAAATCTAAACAATCATTTTTATTAAGGGGTATACTACTGATAGCCTTCCAACATTTATCAATGTATTCTTTGTTCTTCCAATCAACTATTTCATAAAATCCCATGTAGTTCATTTTTTTTATTGCATTAGATTTTTCATAACTGTAACCACTAGTATATAATCCAAATATAGCCATGTAATTACCTAGATCTTGATATCCATTTGATGCCGGTGTCGCACTGAGTAGACAAAATCCATAAGAGGATTTGCATAACTTTAAAGCTAATTTGCTTCTTTGAGATTTTTTATAATTTTTAATGTAGTGGCATTCATCAAAAATTAAGTATGTATTTTTGTCTCCCTCCACATGTTTTAATCTTCCATAACTAATAACTTCATAATCTATATTCATCCCATAGTATTTATTAAAGTTATTGATTTCTCTATCCCATCCACCTTCTTTAACCTTCTGAGCTGGTGCTATTATAATTAATCTTTTACCTTGTGCATGCTTCCAGTAATGATGGATTGATAATATTGTCTTTCCAGTTCCTGTTCCTAATGGATAGATATAGTTTTTTAAACTTTTATCCAATAAGTCTTTTTGATATTGATATAGCATCATAGTAGTTTAGCCTCCTTCAATATCTGTAGGAATTCTTCAATACTATGAGCTACACCAACTACACCACCACAAAATTTTATCTTTTGCATTTGAGCTTTTTGTAATTCAGAAACAATACCACCATTACTTCTTTTAACTTCTATAGCTACAAATTTTCCTTTTATACAAGCTATAATGTCAGGTACTCCTGTTTTTTGAAAAGCTCCACCATGTACTTTAAAATACCAATGATTATTTTGTTCTAACCATTTTTTAATTTTATTTTCAACTTGTTTTTCTAACATTTATAAATCTCCTAAAATTTACTTAATAGTTGTATCAATAATTCTGCCAATCTAATTCTTTCACTTACTTTTGTGCTGCTTTTAAAATCTTCTAAAAGAGTTTCCATCATTTCTTCTACTATTTCTATTTTGTCATCAGATTTATTTATAGCTGGTGTTTTAATAACCACCCAACTACCATTAACTTCTTTTATCCAACCATTTTTTCTAAATCTAGCAACACATCTTTTAATAGCTTCATAATCTTCATTTAGATGTTCAGCTATTTCTTTTCTTGTTTTGTTGGGATATTCCCTCAAACATTCCAATACCTCCCATCTATTTATCATTATTTTTCACCTTATCTTTTTCAATATCTTCTAAAATAGTAGTCCAAACTTTTCCATTGCAGCTATTGAAGTTTCTTAGGCATACAAACTTAGTTCCTTTATGAATTTCTATATTTTTAAACTCATAATCTATACAAACTCTATATTCTCCCACAGCCTCATTTAGCTTTAGAGTATAGATATATTTAAGTATTTCTGCATTACCATCTACATCTTTACTATCTTTAAAACAAACAGTAACTTCTTTATTATCTATCCAAATTCTATCTGCTTCTTCTCGCATAACTTCTAGAATCTTATCTATAAACTTTGCTTTTAACATTTTTCACCTCTTGATATTTTTTATTATTTGTTGTAAAATCAAGGGTAAGTAAGGGGTTACCTACCCTATTTTTCATTAACATCTGATTTGGTTTGGTCGCCTGGTTCAGATGTTTTTTTATTTTCTTCATCTTTTTTATCTTTTAACTTTTTAGCTGTTAGCAACATTGCTAAAGCTACTAACCCTCTCACTCCATTATTCATTGTGCTAACCTCCTTTCTATTTCTTTTTCTACCATCTCTGATAAAACTTCTTTAAATGCTTCTTTCACAACTTTTTTGATAATTTCTACATCTATGGCATTTGCTCCTCTCAAATGGTTATCAAATGCCAATTTTGGAATATCATAAGCCCAGTTCTTTGGTCCTATTTTAGTTGCAGTACAACCTGGAATCTTACCAGCTTTTATTTGTTCTCTAATAAATTGTGGAGTGCGGCTTTTTAGTTTTGCCGCTTCTTCAACTGTATAGCTGTTCTTTTCCATAAGCCCACCTACCTTAAATTATTAAATTTATAATTTTTACTTAATTGTCCAGCTAAGCCATATAGCAGTATAAAGCTATCAGCATTTTTACCTTTAATATTGGTTTTTCCATTTTTTACCTTTACAACTCCAACTATTTTTGAGATTCCTCCACTGCAATAACTTCTTGAAAATCCACCTTTTAAATGCGATATTAATTCTTTTTTCTTTCTTAGTTCCTTAAATTTCTTCATTTTGTTTCCTCCT